GTTCCTCCTCACTATGTCGAAGCAGTACTACAAGCACACGATTGACAAGGAACCCGCTGAGGGAAGCAAGGTCGGATTTCGGGTATGGGTGGTATCACAAGTGGCGGGGGATTTTAATCCCATGCACATTCATGACGCGAACCTGTCCGGCGTTGCGTTTCTTAAGATTCCACCGGGATTCAACGCTGAGTATGAAAAGGAGGACCACCACCCAACGGCCGGATGCCTGGAGTTTCTGGGCTCCATGCCAAATCATTTTGCGCGTCACAGTTACATCGCGAAGCCGGAGGTTGGGGACTTTTACCTGTTTCCCTCATGGCTGACGCACCAGGTGTATCCGTTTCGGTCAAAGGGTGAGCGTAGGTCGCTTGCCTTCAATGTGCATTTTACGCTGGACAACCCAGTGAAGGGAGTTAATGTATAAAAAAATTACATTAAAGGATTTCCTCGCGCGCGTCAGTGTGCGTGTGGATAAGCACGGAAGGAAGGTTCTTTTCGTGGAAGAAATAAAACTTAGAAAGAAGGAAAAACATGAATAATTACATGTCAAAAAACGAATTAGCTAATTCGCTTGGGGTCAGCCTCGGAACCATTAACAGAAGGATGAAAGAAATTCCTCACATGAAGATGGGGGATAACAGGAAGCATAGGGTATTATTTGATCCTGAAAAAGTTAAGGAATATCTTAAAAAATTTGAAGTTAACATACCCATGGATAAAAAAGATTTGGAGCGTGATTTAAGTTGGGCACGTCATTTCTATCCCTACCATGATGAAAAAGGCGTAATAGTCTTCCTTAACGAAGTGAATCCGAATGACAAGAATGATCAACAGAAATGGGGAAGGGTGGAATTTTAAATGGCCAGTGGATGGAAAAGAGAATTCAAGAATGCAGGGACCATGCATGTACAAGTGAATGGTTCCATAAACCGCCCTCCGGGAACCGGAAAGCATTTCATGGGGAGGATACTGCAAAGAATGAACAAAAAATTCAAGAGGAAAAAGAAGCGTGGTTGAGGACAACAAGTACAAATCGGTTGCGATCAAGGAACCATACTATGACGCCTTGGTGCGGATGGGGCTGGACGCGATGCGTGGGCCGGGACAGCAGATGATGGTGTTGATCAAGAAGGAAGCGGAAGCAAAAGGAATCAAAATCAGGGAACCCAAAAAGGTGAAGAAATGAAATCGCTGACAAAAGCAGGAAATGACATAATAAAGATAATAATGGAGTGTGAAATAAACTTAGATGATCTCCCCCGAGTTGTGGGCAGGATTTCCACGGAGGTAAAAATTCATGGACATCCCATCCCCACACCTTTAATACTTGATTTAGTTGATGAATTTTTAAATGACCGCACTGAAAGAAAAAAGATAAAGGGCATGGAAGGGTTTGATGAGGAGAAGTTGGAGATGGCTTTCAATAAACTAAGCCGTAAATGGGGAGGCAATAATGTCAACTAAAAAAATAATAGACATGTTTCAGGTGGAGGAAGGAGCCATCAATCCCAAGACGGGGTTGACGGAGAAACCCTCCTGGTACGTTCGTTTTGAGGACATGTCTGATCGCGTGCTGTTCAAGTCAAGGCTGCAGGAGCTGCTGTCCATGGGTTTCCGCAAGACGGTGGAAAACTTCAAGGCGGGAAAAGCCACAACCACACAGGGTGGAGAAGCCCGATTTTGGGTGGTGGTATTCCAGGACTATGAGGTACGGCTGCAAACAAAGGCGCAGATCATGGAAGTAATAAGGGAAGGACACAGTCACAGGGATGATGAGGACAATGCAAGATTTGAACGAAGCGGAGACGGAACAAAAGAAGAACAGTTCACCATCGAGTAAATATCCACATTGCTGGCCGATGGTCAAGATAACGTGGATGGACGCAATGGACGGTGACACGGGATGGGTTCCCCTTGGAAAAATGAGGGACGCCAAACTGGCAACGTGCGTTGACATAGGATGGATGATACGCAATGATGAGCTGCGGGTCACAATCATGGGATCATGGTGCCTGGATCCACAGGAGACAAAGGAAGAGGACAAGGAAGGCGGAAGATACATCACAATACCTAAGGGTTGGGTAAAGAAAATAGAATATTTGGTAGAAAGCTATGGAGAGATTCGAGATTAATGTCTGGAAGGACGCTGAACTGCTTAGCAAGGAAGTGGTGCAGTTCCCCTCCAGGAAGGAGTGTTACGATTACGTAACGGAAAAATACCACGGTCCCAGTTCATGGACCGGTGCGCACCAGAATTCCAAGACTGGAATGATCAGGTGGAGGGCTCCAGTGGGAATCAGGGTTACCTGGGGCAAGCTTCCGGAATACAAATACAGGCCTAAAAAACTGTCAGCCGATGACAAAAAACTTCAGAAAGAGCTGTATGACTCAATAACGGAGGAAACTGTCAACAACGAAGGCAAGAAGGACATGTTCGCCAAATTAAGAAAATACTACGGTCCCAATCCTGACGCAAAAGGATATGATGAATTCCCAGGAAGGGCCGATAAAACATACGACCGGAAATAAGATGAAGACGGACACCAAAACCGGAAAGGTACGGCAAACCAGGCGTCCACACCACAACATAAGAAAGCCTGTCAAGAAGTATTTTGGCATCACGAGAAACCAGAAGAAAATCCTTGACATAATAAAGAAATACATCAAAACCAATGAATTTTCACCAAGCTACGAGGAACTGTCTCAATTGTGCGGTTTGAGGACAAAGTCAGCCGTTCACAGGTATCTTCACTGCCTTCGTGAGAGAGGATATATTACCTTTAAAAACAACATGAAACGTGGTATTAGGGTATTGTAATATGATCTCAGTGATAAAAAGTTTTTTGTTTTTTTATTTACCGGGAAATAGACAATACCGTAATACCTTTTGGTATAAACTATTGAAAAATATAAACAATATGGTATTACGAAGGTATTACGAGTCTAAACGACGCAAGGAAGTTTTTTGTTTTTTTTATATTAAAATGATTAAAAATATACGTATATCAATGGGTTAAGGGTCATGGTAGATAAAAGAATTGCCAATACCACTGGCAATACCAAAGACATGTCTTTAAAGCACCCAAAAGACGGTGAAGGATTGACTGACAAGCAAAAAGTGTTTGTTAAAATCTATTCCGAGAATGAGGGTAGATTGACACCAACGGAGTGTGCAAGACAGGCAGGTTATTCAGAGGCATCTGCCAACGTGACCGCTTCCGTGTTGTTAAACGGCAGACGGTATCCAAAAGTGGTGGATGCTGTTATTAAACGAAGAGCTGAATTGGAGAAGACGCATGAGGTTAAACTACAAAAACACGTACAGGAGTTGGCTAGGTTGCGTGAGAAAGCTCTTAATGAGAAGTCTTATTCTGCTGCCGTTAATGCTGAGCGGTTGCGAGGGCAGGCCGCAGGACTGTACATTGACCGCAAAGAAATCAGGACAGGAAGTATTGATTCTATGTCCCGTGAAGACGTTTTAAAACAATTGAAAGAGTTAGGACTAGATGGAAAATTTAAAAAAGAGGGAGATAAAACTGTCCTTTCGGTCGAAGAGAAATCCGGTAGCGAAGGAATTAAGGACATCACCCCAGTACAAGCAGAGGATAGTAAAAGACAAGAAAAAGTATGACCGTAAAACCGGAAACAACTTTTTGGAAGAATGTAAAGAGATTATTAGAAGGTGGTGATTACATTGTTTCACGCCTTGAAAGTTATGTTACACCAGGATTCCCTGATTGCCTAATATTTCACAATGTTACAGGATTCTTTACGATTGAGTTGAAGTTAATCCAGCATAATAAGAAGATAAAGCTCTCACCCTTTCAAATAGGGTGGAATATGCGTCATGCCAGGCTGAACGCTCCAATATTCATCCTTGCTGGGTCGAGAACCAAGGACTACGTTAAACTGTTTTCGGGTGCGTGGACCGAGCACCTCGGCCAAAAAACAGTGGACCAAGTGCCCGGGTTGTACGAAGGACGGCTCGCGGACCTTGATTTGCGCTCCGCGGTGCTTGAAACTCCGAAACTCCCCTCGTAATACTTTAGTTTTGTGGATAACCTGTGGATAACTCTCCACCGGGCCCGCAGCGGGCGCCGGGAAACGAGTGGATCAAACTCCCAAACTCCCCTCATATAGTATATTCGGATAAATTGTGCCACGATATGCAGTCCTGTTTCCCGGGATCCTGGCCACTGACATCCTGACAGGAGCTTCAAACTCCGAAACTCCCCTCATATGGTATATATTTCGACATTCAGGCACAAGATATAGGTGAGCTGGAACGACCGGGGCGCCCGGTGCGTTCCTGACTGACTTCACGGTTGGAAAAGGGCGGAAATCAGCCATTATTTTTCGCCCGGGAGGACAGGAAGCACGCAGCTGCCACCTGGTTGCAGGTTACAGCCCAGCTCAAGCTCCAAAACTCCCGGAAAACAGCCATTTTACCCAAGATCCAAGACTGGCGTGTCCTGTGTAGCCAGTTCCCGGCGCCCGGGAAAACCAGTCGGTTGACACGGGAAGTATCCCGTAAATACTTTATGGGATAAAATAGTATCCCATAAAATAAATTAATTTAAGGGGTTGACTTTTGTTCAAAATAGTGTATACATACATTAGTTCATTAGAAATAGAACTAGAGAGGAGTAAAAATGACTGATGAGCAGATAGAAATGCTTACTAATGCCATAATGGACATTACCAAAGCATTAAACAAAAACAATGCTACATTGGAAACCATACTTGGACACTATAATGGTATAGTTCCACAGATGAGGGAAAATGTAGACAGA